CAGCATCAGCTTCACCCACGCCAAGGACATCAAGGTCTACACCACCGCGGAGCTCAACATCCAGGAGGCCGCCCAGGTGCCGCAGACCACCAACGACCGGGCGGCCTCTTCGGAGGCCGCCTCGGAGACCCCGCAGAAAACCACGTACACCGTCAAGCCGGGGGACAGCCTCTGGGCCATATCCAAAAAGCTCCTGGGGAGCGGGGCCCGGTACAGCGAACTGTATGAGGCCAACAAATCCATCATCGGGAGCAACCCGAATTTGATTTACCCCGGCCAGACATTCACCATCCCGGCATAAGGAGGGCGGCAGCATGATCGACATTGCAAAGCTGATATATCGGGAATACGCCCTTTTGCCCGACGGGAAGCGGCTCAACATCACCGGCGCCGTCACGGCGGCCGGGTGGAGCGAGGGGGAGGGAGAGATCAGCAAGCGGCTCTCCATGACGGTCGCAAACACGGCCTTCGGGGGGAAGCCGCTTTCCTCCACCATCGTCCCCAACACCATCGTCATCATCACGGCGGACGCCGGAGGCGGTGAAAAAGAGGTCGCCCGCGGATATGTCACGGAATGGGGCCCCACCCGCAGCAGCGGGGGAAAGAGCCTCACCCTGGCGGCATACGACGAACTTTTCAACCTTCAGCAATCCCAGGACGACCGATATTTGCCCGCGGGGACGGGCACAAAGTCGGCCATTACGGCCGTTTTCAATGACTGGGGCATCCCGGTCGGAGAGTACAAGGGCCCCGACGCCGTCCACGCAAAGACCCTTTTCAAGGCGCAGTATTTAAGCGACATCATCCTGGCGCTGTTGGATGATGCGGAGAAACACGGGTCGGACCATTACGTCATCGGAGCGGAGGCCGGAAAGGCGTTTGTCCGTCCCCTCGGGGACAACAAGGACATTTACCACCTTTCGGAGGACACCAACACAACCACCACCTCCGACAAGATCAGCACGGCGTCCCTGGTCACGCGGGTCAAGGTCATGGGGCTGGAAAACAAGGACGGCAAGGCGGCCCCGGAGGCCATCGTGGACGGCCTGACCGAGTACGGCATCCGGCAGCGCATCTACAACCGCAGCGCCGACGACACCCTGGACACCGCCAAGGCGGCCGCCCAGGCCATCATCGACGACCAGGGCAAGCCGGATCGGTCCTCGACCGTCGTGGCGCCCGACGTCCCATTTTTGCACAAGGGCGACAAGGTACACCTGGCCTCGGAGACACTCGACGGGTATTTCATCGTCCGCAGCGTCAACCACGACGTCACCAACAGGTCGATGACCCTGTCGGTCAGGCCGGCGGCGTAACAGAGAGGAGGAACACATGGACGGAGAAGCCAACCTCGGCCTTAACAAACTGGCCCAGGTCATGCAGGAGCGCATGAACAGAAACCAAGACGCCAACAACGGCGCCCTGATTTTGGATTTTGGGACGATCCAGCCGGACATGAGCCTGAAAACCAACACCTTCGCCATCCCCATCCCACAGTCGGATTATCACGTGTGCCGGCAGCTCACCCTCGGCCCCACCCACAACATCCTGGCCAAGACGCAGGACATCGGCAAGCCGCACAGCGGCTCCCACATCCACAACACGCACAGCCTCACCTGCACCCACCACGGCGGGACGCAGCAGGGCACCACGGGAGAGGCCACCGGCGCAGCGCCGGACCCCCCTATCCCATCCCAGCGGACGGCGGGGGGCGACAGCTCGGACGGGATGCACCAGCACCATGTCCTGATCCCGGAGAAAATGCGGCAGATCAAGCCGGGCGACCGGGTTCTCGTTGCGTGGGTACAGAGTGAGGCCGTAATCATTGACATCGTGCTTCCGGGCACAGCGGTCAAGGGGTGACGGCATGGCGGAGAAACAGCTTTTCCCCGTGTTTGACGTGCCGGAGATCGGGGGCACGGCTAAGCCGGAACGGGAGCATTACCGCCCCTCGGTTTATTTCGATTTCGCAATCGGGGACTTCAAGAGAGACGGCGCGAACCGCATGGTCGGGGCCACAGGCAAAGAGGCATATATGCAATGGTGCATGAAGGTCACGGCCACCGAGCGCGACGCCTTCCTGGCCTACAGTACAAGGATCGGGACAGAAATGGAGTATGCAGCGGCCCAGCCGGACCACGCAAGCGTGGAGGCGTCGGTCGAGCGCACCGTCACCGAGGCGCTCATGGTCAACCCCAAAACCGAGTACGTCCGGGGGTTTTCTTTTTCATGGGAGGGCACGACCCTCCACGCCACATATCGGGTCAAGGGGCGCGACATGGACGAAATCGTCCTGTCCCTGCTTGTAAACACAGCATGAAGGGGGTGAAAAAATGGCAGCAGAGCGCCCTGTTTTCACATTACCGGCCTGGCATAGACAGGAGACCGCGGAGCAAATCCAGGCGCGCATGATGACACGGCTCCCGCCGGACATCGACAACATCGAGGGCGGCTTCCCGTATGACTTCACAATGCCGACGGCGTTGGAGGAGGACGAACTCATGAATTTCGTCCTCATCGAGACGTTGAAAATCATGTTTCCAGCGTGGGCATACGGCAAATATCTGGATTACCACGCCGCGGCGGTCGGCCTGACCCGCCGGCCGGCGAATCATGCCGGGGGGTATGTGACAATCACGGGCGTCCCCGGCACAGAAATCCCGGTCGGGACGGTTTTCTGCGTCCCGGCGGTCAATGACGTCCCCGCCATTGAGTACGCGACCATCACGGACGCCGTCATCGGCGAAGCGGCGGAGGGCGACGAATACGGCACGGTCGACATTGGCGTGACGGCCATGGTGGGCGGTATGTCTGGGAACGTCTCCGCGGACACCATCGTCATCATGGCGTCGCCGTTCAAGGGCGTCGTCAGCGTCACCAACCAGGCGGCCATCACCGGCGGCACCGTGGAGGAGAGCGACGATGAACTCTATGAGCGGATCGTCTTTGCAGAACAGTCCCCGGAGAGTTTCGTCGGAAACGACGCGGATTATATCCGCTGGGCCAAAGAGGTCAACGGCGTCGGGACGGTTTTGGTCGACACGCAATATGAAGTCGAGCACCCTAACTGGGTCAAGTTAATCATCCTGGACGCCAACGGGCAGCCGGCCAACGACCAAATCCTGGCGGCCGTGTATGAGCACATCATGGCCCCCGACAACCGGGCGGAGGACCGGCTGGCCCCCATTGGCGCCATCCTTGTCGTGGAGGCCCCGACCGGGTGCAGCCTGACCATAGAGGTCAAGGGTCTGGAACTCACGGACGGGTACATTGCGGCGGACGTGGTCAAGCGATTCAAAGACCGGCTGGAGGCGTATTACATCGAGGCCAAAAAGGACGGGGAAGTCCGCTGGAACCGCATACACGCCGTATTCACCGAGACCGAGGGCGTGGAGGATTTCGCAAGCCTGACCGTCAACGGGAAAACGGAAAACATCGCGGTCGACGCCGACGATTACCCCGTGACCGAGGGGGTGACGGTCGAGTGAGCCCGGACAATTTCGACATCGAGCACTTCCCGACCAACCCGACCGCCCTGCGTATGTTGTCGAGGATTTCCCCCATTTATGACCGCTCCTATGTCGGCAAATGGATCTTCGAGGTCATGGGGGCGGACATGGACGACGTCCGGCTTCGGTTTGAGGAGCTCCGGGCCCAGGCGTTCCCGGAGACGGCCACATGGGGCCTGATTTATTGGGAGCAACGCTACGGGCTCCCCGTCGGCGGGGGATTTGATTATGAAGTCCGCCGGCGCAAGGTGCTGGGCCGCAGACGGTCGCGGGCACCCATGAACCCGAAACGGGTGGAGCACATCCTCTCGGAGCTGACCGGGCGGGAGGTCGTCGTCACGGAAAACGTGGCGGATTACACCTTCCGCGTGGAGATCAAGCCAGGGGACAACTTCATCGACATCGCCGAGGCCATGCGGAGAATCAAGCAGATCAAGCCGTCCCATCAAGCCTACCGCCTGCAGGTCGCCCTCCAGACGACGCAGGTTATAACGGCGGCACTCACCGAGACCCGGCTGACCGTCGAGGTTTGGCCGGAGGCCGCCACGGAAATCAGCCTCCCCCCGGCGCGCGTTGCCACGGCCGCCGCAATCCGGCCCAGGATCACAGCCACCGTCCTTCCGGGGACAGTGGAAAAGGTCAGCACCACCGCGGAGGTCGCCGCCGGTGCAGCGCCGCAGGTGAAGGTCACGGCGGGAGCATTTCCGGAGCCTGCCCGGCGGGTGGAGACCACCGCAGAGGCCCACATCATGGCCGGGACCCATCAGCAGACCACCGCCCAGGCGTGGCCCGAAACGATCCAGCAGGTGGAGACCACCGTGGAGGCCCGCGTCATGGCCGGCACACAGCAGGAGACCGTCACGCGGATATGGCCCGGAGCTGTGGAGCACGTAGAGACCAAGACCGGCGCCTCCGGCGCTTTCGTCGAGATTCACCAGACAATCGAAATCTGGCCGTAAGGAGTTGAAAAAATGGCTAACGAAATTATCATCAGCAAAGACACCAGGCCGTATAAAAGCCTGATCACGGACATCGGCAACGCCAAGATGACCCTCGCCGTTTTGGAGGGCCGCAAGGTCAACATCATCGAAATGCGCCTGGGCGACGGCGGCGGGGCCTATTACATGCCGACATCGGAGGCCACCAGCCTGGTCAATGAGGTTTGGGTGGGTGAGATCGCAAGCAAGTCCATCAATGAGGCATCCCCCAATATCATCGCCGTCAAGACCGTCATCCCGTCCAGCGTGGGCGGCTTCACCGTCCGGGAGGCGGCCCTGTTCGACGATGAGGGCGATATGATCGCCGTGTGCAACATGCCCGACATCGGGAAAGCGACCCTGCCGGAGGGCATTTCCTCCAGCTTGGATATTGTCATGAACATCCTCCTGACCAACGTGGACGCCGTGGATTTTGCCATCAACCCCACGCTGGACCCGGCAAGCCGGGAGGAGGTCGCCCAGGCCGTGGCCGCACACAATGAGGACCCGGAGGCGCACCCGAACTTGGCCGGGGAGGCCATGAAGGAGCACAATGAGGACCCGGAGGCCCACCCGGCCATGTCCGCCCACATCCGCAGCGTGGAGACCATGCTGAACGGGAGCGCGACCCTGACCGGGGAAACCGACCCCACCGTGGAGACCGAGGGCAAAAAGGGCCAGCACTACATCAACACCAACACCGGGGCGGAATGGGAATGTACCAACATCACCGAGGAGGGCTACACCTGGACACCCGTGGACCCGTCCAGTGAGAGCTTCCAGTCCATGCGGGCCATGCTGGTCGAGGCGACCGAGACTGCGAAGCAGGCCAAGGACGTCGCCGACGGGGCCGCCCAGGCCATCGCCGCGGTGCAAAACACTATTTCGGTCATCCCCTCCCAGGCGGGCAGCCCGGCATACACCGGGGCCGCCCAGGTGCCCAGCTGGAACAATTACGCCGTGGAAATGATGACCGTGACCTATGGGGACCCCGACGACCCGGAGGCCCGGATCACGGAGGCCGACTTCCAAGGTGAGACCGAGGCCGGGACATACAAGGCGTATTTCACCCCCAAGGAAAAATACACATGGGGCGACAAGAGCACCGGGGAGAAGGAAGTCACCTGGACCATCCAGCGGGCCGTCATCGCCACCGCGCCCAGCGTGAGCGCGCTGCTGACCTACACCGGGGAGGCCCAGACCCCCGCATGGACCAATTTCAACGCCGCCCAGATGACCAAAGCGGAGACAGCCCAGACGGACGCCGGGGTGTATCAGACCGCCTTCACCCCCGCGGCAAATTACCGCTGGGCGGACGGCAGCACCGACACCAAGACGATCCCCTGGACCATCGGCCGGGCAATCATCGAGACCATCCCCACGCAGAAGGGAAGCCCGGCATACACCGGGGCCGCCCAGACCCCCGCGTGGAACGGGTACGACAGCGCCAAGCTGACCATCAGCGGGGACACGTCCGGCACCAACGCCGGGGATTACTCCGCGTCGTTTACGCCGACAAAAAATTATCAGTGGGCCGACGGGACCACGACCGCCAAGACCGCCGGGTGGACCATCAGCAAGGCGGCGGGCAGCCTGACCCTGGACAAGACCGCCATCACGCTGAACGCATCCGTCAAATTCTCCACGATCACCGTGACGCGGGCCGGGGACGGGGCAATCTCCGCCCGGTCCAGCGACACCGGCGTCGCCACGGTCAGCGTGTCGGAGAACACCGTCCTGGTGACGTCGGTGAAGGACGGCAAGGCGACCGTCACCATTGAGGTCGGGGAGGGCACAAACCACACGGCCCCGGAGGCCAAGACCTGCGCCGTGACGGTCAGCATCCCCCGGATTTACGGGGCCCAGTGGGACGGCACCAGCACGACGAAATGGTCCAGGACCGACGCCGCGGCCTCGTTCACCGACCCCGTGCCCGCCGTGAACAACGGGAACGGCAGCTCCCCCTTTGACAACCTGCAGCCGTGGGCGGGGATGACCCGCGTGTCGGACAACGCCGCCGGGGAGCTGGTGAGAATCCCGAAATTCTGGTACAAGTGGACGAAATCCGGGAACACACTCAAGCTCCAGATCGCCGACAAGGCGACGGACGGCTTCCGCGTGTCCCCTGCCCACATGGACCGGGGTGACGGCAAGGGTGAGCGGGACGTGGTCTATGTCGGACGATACCATTGCGGCAGCAACAATTACAAGAGCGTGACAGGTCAGGCCCAGAAATGCAGCATCACCCGGAGCGCCGCCCGCGACGGCATCAAGGCCCTGGGCGCCGGGATTTGGCAATGGGACATGGCCATGCGGGTCACGATCCAAATGTTGTATTTGGTCGAATTTGCCGATTGGGACAGCCAGAAAGTCATCGGCTTCGGTTGCTCCGCATCCAGCAATAAGGAGAATAACGGCAAGACCGACGCCATGAAGTACCACACCGGCACCACGGCGGCGAACCGCACAACCTACGGATATACGCAGTACAGAAACATCGAGGGGCTCTGGGATAACGTGTATGATTGGCTGGACGGTTGTTATTACAACAGCAACGGCCTCAACATCATCAAGAACCCCGCGAGCTTCAGCGACAGCGCCAACGGCACGCCGGTCGGCACCCCGTCCCACGGTTATCCGTCCGCCATGACGGTCGCCACCGCATCGGGCCTGGAATGGGTCATTTACCCGACAGCGGCAAACGGGAGCGACACCACCTACGTCCCGGATAACTGGGGCTTCTACGCGTCGAACCCGTGCCTGCGCGTCGGCGGGTATTACGGCCAGTACCGGAATTTCGGGCTGTTCTTCGTGGGCTACGACACGGCGTCGGACACAAGCACGTACATCGGCTGCCGCCTCCAAAAACTCCCCTAAAGGAGGGGGGCGTGG